CGACGCCGCCTCGTTCTTGTGTGGCTCGAGACGAAAGCGCACAAAAACTCTGTCGTCGCTGCTCTGTGTGTCGAAATCTTCCGCGACTTCTCGCATGTGATGCTCCTGGGTTGGTGAGTACCTGGAGAAACTGCACGGCCCGCCCAACCCAGGCGGAAAGGCGGGCCGTTACTTCCAACGCTTACGCGTTGTCGGTGTCGTTGCAGGACGGGTACATGATGTTGGCCTGGCAGAGGCCAGTATCGTCCACAGTGCTGATGCGCGCGCCGTAGACGATGTCGCCAGCCACTACCGCGTCATCGACGACGCCAGCTGACGCGGTCACGTACATGACAGTGTTGGCCGCGACCGTGGCGCACTTCACCACCGCGCGGCCCTGAATCTGGTACCAGCCGAAGCCGCTCGCCACGTTGGCCGACATCGCGACCGCGACAGGCCCCTTGATGCGCGCCACCGTGAGAGTGGTGGTGCCGTCATGGTCGTACATGACGAGCGAACCCACCGCCGTCGACGCCACGCCTTTGAGGTAGATAAATTCTGCCTCGCCGTACGCCGTCGCGATGCCGACATCGCGAGCCCGGACGCGCTTCCCGATTTCGTGATTTTTCGTGGTGGAGGTGTCGGCGATGTTTTGCGTCGGCCCCATCTCGCTGATGACTTGCCAAGTTCCGTTTGAGATTGTCATGGTTGTGTTTTCCTTTCGTGCGAGGTTGTTGGCTTACGCGCCGGTCAAACGGCCCTGAAATTGGGCGCCGCTGCATGTCATGTTGCCGGCCCACGCCAGAATCTGAACCTGCGAGTCCTGGTTGATGGGGCTTCGCTTCGACGGGTCAAGCGCCTTCATGGTGCGGTCTTTGTGCGGCCGCAGGTACAGGTACTTCGTGTTGAGGAAATACAGGTTAGTGGCCGTCGCAGCGCCGCCGATGCCACCATCGAGAACCAGATCGGCATCCATGTATTTCACCGCAGGGAAGCCCAGGGCGGCTGTCTTCACGTCAACGAAGCGCTGCAGCGCCTGCAGTGACGCGAGATAGAGGGCCCACGCAGTCGAGCCAGCCATGATGAGGTCGGGGCGGTCCATGCCGCGCACGCACTTCGCCCACAGCGTATTCATCTGTGTCTGAATGTTCGCGGCTGTGAGCGTGATGGTGAGAATCTGCGACTGCCAGAACGTGTTTCCGGCCGTCGCGCGGTTGATGCCGCCGTAGGTACCGGTCGTCGGTACGGCAGGCACCGCGAGGTCGAGCCCCGTCAACTGCTTGCCGCCAAAGCCGGTTCCGTCCGAGTAGGCGCCGGTGCCCAAGAGGTTGGCCATCGTCGATTCAGCGACGCCGACGCGCGCCTCGATGAGGTCGATGATTTGCTCCTTGCCGCTGTTCTGCAGCATCTCGAGCCCAGAGATGACGACGGGCACGGCGAGTTGTTTGATTGCAAACTCCGCCGCCGAGATGACGTCCGCCGCACCCACAGGGAGCACGTCGTAGCCGGAGTACCAGGAGCCGTTCGGGTTGGCTGCGAAAGCGAGTTCCTCATAGATGAGTCGGCCGCCGCTGAATGACTTCACGCGGCCCTTCTCGGAGAGACGCTTAAAGAGCGCGTTGTTGTTGGAGACGTTGTCCGCGATTTCCCCCGAGCGCTGCTCGATGGTGGTCGCGATGATGTCGCTGACGTTCGGAAATGCCATGGTGGGTGCGCCCTCGCGCGAAGTTGTGAAGAGAATCGGCTTCGCGCGTTGACGGCGGAATGCCGTTCGCTCACGCCCTGCCGAGAGGGCCTACCCGGGTTGCTTCGTTGCGAAGTCCCGCTCTACCGTCCTGACGTCGACTCCCAAGCGCCCTCAATGGTGTCTCGCAGGCTCTTCGCCTTCGAGGTTTCCCCAACGCCGCCGCTTGGGCTGCTCTTGATGCTCGAGCCAGCTGCCTTCGCCTTCTGGGTTGCCGCTCGCGCAGTCTCCGCAGTCTTGACGCTGTCTCGTTGCTGGAGGATTGCCCGGATGCTCGGGTTCGCCCAGCATGCGCGAGTGTACGCGTCCTCGAGGTCCTTCGCAACTCCAGCGCGCAACAGCGCTGCCGCATCCTCGCGCACGTCGTCGAGGAATTCCGCTTTCGCAGCAAAGGCCTCAACGTCCGCCGCCGCTTGCTGCATCACCGACTCACCTCGCGACGCCGCCTGTGATTGCAGATGCGCCATGAGTTGGTCAAAACGTGGGTCGCGCATCTCCCCGGACGGATGCGCTGGAGTCGCACCACTCAACGCCGAGTCGAGCGCCTGAATGTCGACGCCAAATGACTTCACGAGCCCCGCCAACACCGCCGCCTTGTGCGACTGACTGCCGGTGGCGAGCGCCGAGTAGGTGCGCATGAGCTCGCCAGTCAACTTCATCGGGTCCTGTCCTTGTGCGCGGATGATGCCTGCGAAGGGCGACACTTGCGCCTCGAATTCCCCCGCGACGCGCCGCGCCTGTGCGGATTGCGCCATTGTCGCCTGAATCTCCGCGTTGACCCTCGAAATCTCCTCCTGCACTGGCCGCGGCAGTTTCCCCCACTCCTCTCGCACCTGCGGCTTCCACGACTGCGGCGCCTTGAGTGCGGGTGGCGGCGTTGCCTCGGTGGCGGCATCGGCATCGACGGGCTTGAGTGTCTTGGCTGGCGCAACGTCGGCCGGCGCCTTCTCGGCAGCGGGGGGCTTCGAGAATTTCCCGCCCTCATCGCGCGTTCGCTCGCCCTTTGTTTCGACGGGAGCAGTAGGTTCCGCCGCCTCCACCGACACGTCAACGGCGGGCGCATCCGGCTCGTCAGATGGTGCGTCGAATGCCGCCGAGATGGTCTCTCTAAGACTGGTCATTATTCCCCCTGGGTTTACCTGCGTTTGCGTTCGAGTTGGTATGCGGCGCGCTCGACGGCCTCGCGGCGTGCTTTTTTGTCGTGTTGGCCTGTATAGAACGTCTCGCGCTGTTTCTCGGCCTTCGCCCAGGTGTCGGTGAAGTCACTCATGTCGGCGACTCCAGCGACGCGCATATACTCGCGCCGCTTCGTTCGGCTGCTGATGTCAATACCATCGGACGTGCGTGTGCCGTCCATATAGAGGTCGGTGACGGGCGCGGCGATGTTTCGAGTCACCGAGCGGTAGTCGAGCGGCACCTCAATGAGCGTCTGTGTCTCGTCATCCCAACGATACTTTCGACGACTCATCGCAGCGACTCCGGTCGATGGCTGGCTGAAAAGTCCGCAGCGGGCGCGGCCTCCGGCTTGGGCGGCTCAACAGGCAACTGTTCCCTCAGCGCGCGCAGTTCGGTGTTGATGTCCTCCACGCAGCGCGCCAAGTCTCCGCACGATGCGCTCACGGCTATGAGTCGGTCGACGAGCTCATTCATCTTTCGTCTCACGGCAGCCCTCCGAACTGTGCGCGCGACGCGGCAGAAATCTGCGCCTTCGCTGCGGCCTCTTGCGTATTCCACCGCGCCTGGTCCTGCTCGCGCTGCGCGTTGGCCTGCGTCTCCGCCTGCGTGCGCTGCAGGTCGGCCTGCAAGTCAGCCTGCGTCTTCGCGAGGTCGTTCTGCCCCTTGAGTTGGAGCGCCAACAACTTCTCATCGGGCGGAGCGGGCTGCTGTGGCGCGGCGGCCTGTTGCTGAGCGCCGGCAATGGCACGGTCGAGAATGCCCTCCATCTCCGATGCGCCACGAAATCCGCTAACGGTCCATTGTAGCATTTCGAGCATGAATGGCAGCGAGCCTGGCATCTGTTGCGCGACGGGCGCGGCGGCTTGGAAGAACGTCGCCAAGCCCTGCAGTACTTCCATGCGCTCGCTCTTCAGCGCGTCGAAGTCAGCAAGCGCTACTGACTCTGCCTTCACTTCGATTCGGAACTTCGAGGCGCCCGACTTGAGCAACTCGACGGCCTTCTGGGCGTAGGGCGCATCGGCAGTGCGCTCGCAGTTGCTGCGCTCGAGAATGGTCGCCGCGTCGAAGTGCTTCAGAATGATTTGCGCCTTGAGCTTCTGGATGTCCGTCGCGAAACGGACGAACTCATTCTGCATGCGGCGCATCCGCACGCCCGATGCGCGCGCCTTAATGCGCTGCTCCGTCGCCGTTGCGCCAGTGTCGGCAGCCTGGCCGCGCATAATGTCCGACATGCCGCTGATTTCGCGCAGCGCGTCCATCAGTTCACGGCGGTAGTCGCGCAGCGCGGTGAGTGCGGCGACGACCTGATCAAGCGGCAGCCAGTCGACAGCGCCCTTTACGCCGCCCCTCTCCGCGAACATCGCCCAGTTGTCGACGGGGTAAAGTTTGTTGTCTCCGCCGTCGACGACCTTCGCGATTTCGCCGTTGGCCTTGTCGTAGACGCCGGTGACGCGGATGGCGCGCTCAAGCATCGTGATTCGCGTCGAGACGCTGTCAACCTCCTCGTACAGGTCCTGACACAGCACGTAGTCGGCGCGCGGCATCAGTGACGACGTGGTGGTGTTGGCCATCATCGGACGCGCGCACGGAAAGAATCCGTCGAGTTGGAGTGGGTCTGCCTTCTCGTCGAGCATCGTTGCGAAGCCGGGGCAGTACCAGAGGACGGTTTCAGTCTCCTTGTCCCATATTTCCCACACCTCGGCGCGCCCCCACGGCGTCTCGCTCTTGGACTCGTCCCGCTCCTTTTTGGCGTTGAGTGGGATTTGTTGGCCGACGTCACCGAAGCGCTTCACGGCCTGGCGACGCGACATCAACGCACGGAATGCCACCCACCGCACCTCGTCCCACGTACGCGACGGGCTCCAGAGGAAGTCTTGCCAGTGGACGTAGTCAACCTCAACCTCTTCGCCTTCCTTCACCTCGGAGGCAGGCACCTCGGGTGCCACCTCGACGCCGGATTCATCGACGCGAGCTGCGACGGCGGCCACGGTTGCAAAGCGAGGCTCGTACCGCACGCGCGCGACACCCAAGCCAGGCAGGAGTCTGTCCTCGAGCGCATTGTAGATCGCGAGCTCGAATGATTCGCCGTCCTCCTCGATGTCTGTGTTGAGTTGGCGCTCCAGAATCTCCCCGGCCACGCGTGCCACGTCGTCGAGCGAGTCAGCGAAGCGGCGCGACACCGAGGCCCGCGGCGGCCTGTCGTACAGCATCGCCTGCTGTGTGATGACGTTCGCAGTAAAGAGATTCCACCGCGTGCTGTCGCTCGTCTTGGACTCACGCTCATCGAGGAAGCGCTTCACGACGCGTTCGCCGTTTTTGACGAACTTCTCGCCCTTCTTTTTGGCGGCCTCGAGTTCCGTCGCCCAGCGTCTCACCTTGTCGCCTGGCTTCTCGTCGCTCTCTGGCTGGCTCTCGTCGAGAATGGCGCGCTCCTGGGAATGCGTGCGAAACCAACACGCACATACAGCAAACACCTACACGCACCATCAGTCAACCGCAAGGATCGACAGCAGGGCGCTACCGCAGCGGCTGGTGCCTAGTCGAGTCGGCCGCTTGGCCGCTGTGCCGTCTCCCAGAGTTCCTCGAGCACGAAACTGTCTGCGTCGCGGACGTTGGGCGGTTTTGGCGCTGCCGGCTTCGGCAACATCGAAAGCGCCACCTTCGCGACGACGGCCAGCCCGCGCCATGCGTCGGCGGTGTGGCTGCTCCAGTCGTGCAGTGGCTTGCGGCTGAATGTCTTCGAGTCATCGTCCCACGTGTAGCGGTACGCCTTCAGCGCGTCGATACCGGCGGCGCAGCGTGAGTGCACGCGCAGCGACTCCTGCTGTAGCAACCACCGCCCAGCCTGGATGCCATCGGCGAGCGACAGTGACGGGCCAATCTCGACGAGGCCTCGGCCCACGCGCTGCTCGAATTGCTCCTGCACTGACGTGCCTGTGGCGAGCGTTCGGGCGCGGGCGTCGTGTGGCAGCCAGTGTTTTTTGTAGCGGTAGTTCCGGCGCTCGAGCTCATCGAGGTAGTGCGACAGCGGCTTGTTGTTGGCCTCGTAATGGTCGATGACGTCGAGCCCGCGCGGCGTGGCGACGAAAAACCAAATGCCCGTCGCGTCCGACATGCCGAGGTCCCACGCTGTTTGTACTTCTCCGAAGTCGTGCGTGAATTCGCCGATGCCGCCGCGACTGTCGAGCGCCTCCACCAGGTCTCCGAAGACGGCGCCGACGTTGGCGGCATTCCAGTCACAGAGGTACTCCTGACGAATCAAGTCCTCTGGCATACCCTCCGCGCGCTCCTCCGCCATCGTCGCTTCTGGGTCGTAGGCCTTCGTGTCGCGCAGAGAACGCAACTCACAGAACCATGCTGGGTTCTTGCGCGCCATCTCGTACAATTTCCACCCGTGGTTTTTCCCTCGAGGCGTGAAGACGAAGGAGGCCCACCCGTCGTTCTCGCGAAGCATTGGCCGGATAAGGTCCCATGTGCGCGGTTTCGCCAGCGAGTACTCCGACAGCACGACGCCGACGGGGCCAGCTCCGACGACCTCCATCGAGTCGCTGCCCATCAGGCGCCACACACTGCCGTTGACGAGCTCGATTACCATCTCTGCGTTGGGCAACCACTCGCGCGGCGACTTGCGGATAGCTCTAGGGAAGACGTTCTCCATGATGCGCTTGCCGTCGCGCCGGAAGCCCTCCCAAAGCGCCTTGCGGCCCTGTGTCTGCGTCGGAAAAATGTGCCAATACACACCAGGGCGGCGCATCATCATCTTCACTGTCTGATGCAGCGCGGTGAGGTCCTTGCCGCCGCGACGGTGCACTACCCAGCACGCGCGCTTGCCGCCCGCGTCGAAGTATCCCATGTAGCGCTTCTGGTACCAGCGCGCTTCGAAGTCGTTGGGGAGCGAAATCACGGCGCGGCGCAGGGCTCCGTGCGCCACACCACGCACGTCGTGTGGCCGTCAGCAGTCCATTGCGTGCAGCGCGTCTGCCAGCACACGCCGGCGTCGGGCTCTTCCACGGCATCACGGCCGCACGCGGCCAGGGCAAGCAGCAGAGCGAGGCGCTTCACGTGAACTCCGCGTCTGGGTCGAGGGCCGCGACGGACGTGGGCGCGGGCTCCGTTCGGATGATGATTTCGACCTGCTGTTGCCCGTCGAGCTTCAGTGATTCGCTCGGTTTGCCGTAGCCGTAGGCGGCCAGCATCTCAGCCGCGCGCATCCACTGGTCTCCGCGCGTTGTGAGTTCACCAACCCACGCATCGAGCACGTGCTCGTCGACGGCGTGGCGCGCGCGCTCGCGAAACGCCTGGGCCACTGCTGGTCGGCCAGCCGGATTTCGCGATGGCTCGCCCTTGCGTTGCCCGCCTTTGCCTGTCGGATTCGCCATCTGGTTTCACCTGGCTACCCAGAACACTATGCCATCTGCGTCACTTCGCCAATCCCATCGCGCTTGCGAGGCGCGCATTGAAGCCAGGTGCTTCGCAGCTCATTTGTCGATACGTTACTTCTACGCCTAAGAACTCAGAGATTTGTGCTGACACTCGCGGGTTGTAGTGTAGTTGGTCGTCCAGGCGATCCTGGTACTCCTTGACATGTAGAGCGAAGCGAGCGTCGGCAAACCATGGGTGTGCGTGCGATCTACTCATGGACCTCTCCTGATTCTCTGCTCGATGATGTCCCACACCCACTTCGGGTGTGCCCTACCTCGCAAGGTGCGCATGACCTCTGCGTGCACCTGAGCGATTGGAAGATTGAGATCGATACTTGCAAACAGTGGCTCCAACTCCGCTCGCAGTTGTTCGATGGAGTCCAAAGAGATCACGGCTGGATTTGTGAATGTGCTCAATCTTCCTCCTAATTAACAGACATACTTACGCGAACAACCGCAGCACCGAACTCCTGTGAATACACCCACCGCACACGCGGGTCTCGGTCGTCCACGACGCCGAGCGGCTTCATGCCGTCCGCCAAACCGTCTCGAAACGCCTTGAATGCGCTGGCGAGGTTGTCGTCGTCGAGTCGACGCGGTGACACGCGCGTCAATATCACGACAAGCGGACTCCAGCACGCTACCGGCAATACCCCGGCGCATAGGAGTTGTTGCCACGCCAGTCGCCCTGCGTTTCGGTGCGCCTTGGTGCGCTTGGCCTTCGTGGCCCAGTGTTCGCGTAGGTTGGCGACGGATGGAAGTCGCATGGGGAGTGTGACGGAGATCATTCGACCCAGTCCTCCGGCCGCGGGCACACCTTCGCGAACTGTTTCGGGTCGAGAGACACCGGCCCGAGGCAGTGAAACCGATTAAGCGGAGACGCACGCGGGAGTGGCCGCGTCCAATCCCAGGACTTCGGCGGCCCATCAATAGCCACATCGGCGAATTGCGTCTTGTAGTCTCCCTTACGTAGCGGAGTGGTGACGTTGAGCGCCTCGTATTCGTCGCCTTGCGTGTGTCGCAGCCATCCGACTCGGAGAACCACCATGGAGCCATTCGGCATCGCGTACAAATAAAGGCCATTCTTCACGTATAAACCTCCAGAGAAAGACAGTAAAAAAACATCAGCTTCGACGTCGGCGTAGGTGTCGCCATAGGCGTCGGCGTCGGCGTCGGCATTGGCGTCGGCGTAGGTGTTGGCGTTGGCGTCGGCGTAGGTGTTGGCGTTGGCGTCGGCATCGGCGTCGGCATAGGCGTAGGCGTTGGCATCGGCGTAGGCATAGGCGTTGGCGTTGGCGTAGGCGATCCCCATCCGCGCCAACCAAGCCAATGGTCGGAAGTTGTGGCCGAGCGAGTCTTCAATGACGGCTCGCCAGTCGGGAGACGTGAGAATCACGATGCGACCTTACTCTCGAGTTCGGCGTTGATGACTTGAATGCGCACACTCGGCGGCAGCAACGCGGAGAACTGATTACGACACCACTCGGCGAAAATCTGGTCAGAGCATCCGACAGTAATCCCGCCTAGCCACTCACCAACAACACGAAGTTGATGAAGTATTGAGCGAACGTATGCATCGTCGATGCTGTCTATTGTGTCTACCCATGTCTGCTCTAATTGGTTGGTTGGTTTATGTTGTATTTGTTTGTCTGAGATGCGCGGCGCATCACCCGTCGTGTCGGCTGTGCTGAGCGCGTTCCACTTTGTGCCATTGGCGAGCTGCGCTACAGAGTTCACTTCGCGCGAAAATGAGCCGACAATTCCACGAGCCCATCGCGTGACAATTTCCTCGGGCGATGCGCGTTTTCTTAGCGCCTTGAGTTGCGCGAAATCACCGGGACTCCAGGTGTATTCTGTGCCGCGAATGTCGCTCCAAACTTTTGTGAGCGTGTCAACGAGCGGTTGCCATTCGGGGTCATATGTCGGTTTTACACCTTTTTTTCGCGGCGACGCAACGCGAGCCGAGAGATCTTCCTTTTCTACCTTCGGTAGTCGGTAGTCGGTAGTCGGTGAAAGGCCGGGATCGAGCCGGGGTTCAGCCGGGAGGGAGCCGGGGTTCAGCCGGGATGGAGCCGGGGAAGTCTCCCGGCTTAAATCCGGCTCGTGGTTGTTTCCGGCGGACTGTCGTTTTGTGCCTTTTTTGAGGTTTCCGGACGCCATTTTACCGCCTCGGCTTCGCCCTTCAGCGATCCGTAGGTACCTGTCCGCACCCTTCACGCGCCACCCGTCACCGTCCGCCGCGAGGAAGCCGAAGGCTTCCAAAACGTCAGCAGAGACAGACGTCACACCGCGTAATTGGGCGGCCGTCACCCTGTCGGTTTTCTCGCGAAAACAGTGAGCCCAGAGACGCACTTGCCCGGCGATGGCGGCGTCTTCACTGACACCGGCTGAGCGAGCTGCGAGAGCGCATTTATTGAGCGCGTCGAGTTCGACTGCGACGTAGCTACTCACGCCTTCGCCTCGCAAGACATCGCCTTCACCTTCTCGATAATATAGTCGACGCTCTTGTAAGACAGACTGAGTTTCCGAGCGATGGCCTGTCTAGAATAGCCACTGCAGATGAGTTCCTTTACGATGTTGATTCTTTGTTTGTGTCTCTCGAACCTGTCTGGTTCTCCAGCCTGTCGAATGAAACGACTCACGGTTTCAGGGCGAACGCCGAGTTTTCTGGAAATTTCGACGGCATTCTCCCCATGCGTCGCCAACTCGACGGCTTTCTTTCGCCGCATCTTGCCGAGCTCAATGGCTGCGCGTTGCCTCTCCGTCAATTCACCGCGTTTCGCCGGGGCGTGATTGTGTCGCCGTGCGTCTGCGAAGATGACGCATGCGGCGCACGTCTCGCCTTCGCCAGGCCGCTCCTTTGCGTCGACGACGGTTGGTGATGTCATCTTGCCGCACGCCGATGAGTACTCGTCATCAAGCACATGCCATCGCTTCGTGAATTGACTCTGCCCCCAGAATACCTGTGCCATTATGTCTCCGTTGTGAGTTTACAGAACATGCATTAACTGTCGTCTCGCTGTCGCGGCTAATCACTACTCTCGAACTCCGCCGAATCGCAACACCATGGCGAACGCCAAAAGAGACAGAAGCGCACCAATTAAGACGCCAGCAATCAGGCCGTGTGCGAGTAGCGCGGTCTTGACAATGTCGTCACAGTGGCCAATAGGCTCGACGCTCGAGAT